CGCTGAACCTGAAGCCGCTGAAGGTGCGCGTCGTCGTCGTCGCGTAGTTTAAGGGGTGCGAAAGCCGGGGTGATCCACCACCCCGGCGAGTAGCAGAAGAGTGAGAACTTCTATGTCTAAATTATGGGTTGACTTTGAGACGCGCAGCCGTTGCGACCTTCGCAACCGCGGCGTCTACAATTACGCGCAGGACGCCAGCACAGACGTGCTGTGCATGTCCTACGCATTTGATGACGAAGACGTGCGGACGTGGCTCCCCAGTGAGCCTTTCCCGCAAGCCGTCAAAGACCACAAGGGGCTGATATACGCGCACAACGCAGCGTTCGAGCGCCTGATATTCTGGTATGTCCTTCAGGTCGAGTTCAAGCTGGAGCAGTTCTACTGCACCGCAGCGCAAGCCCGCGCTAACTGCGCGCCGGGCAGCCTTGAGGATGTGGGCCGCTTCGCTGGCGCGACCATGAAGAAAGACCATCGCGGCGGACAACTGATCCGCTTGCTGTCCATCCCGCAATCAGACGGCACGTTCCGCGAGGACGCGACGCTGATGCAGGAGATGGTTGACTATTGCGAACAGGACGTTCGGGCCATGCGCGCCATCGCGCAGGCGCAGCGTCCGCTGTCTGCTGAAGAGTTGGCCGACTATCACACCAATGAACGCATTAACGACCGCGGCGTGCTGCTAGACAGGCCGCTGGCGCTGGCGGCGGTTGCGTATTCAAACGCAGAAACAGTTGAGATACAGGACTTGGTGTGCGAGATAACGCAACGCGAGATTACGAGCGTTCGCAGCACGCGTATGAAGGATTGGGTTTGGGACCGCGTCGGCCCTGAGTCCCGTAAACTTATGACGCTTGTCAAGAACGACCGCGAACATAGGTGTTTAGATAAGAACGTGCGCGCCAACCTGTTGGTGTTAGCAGAAGGGAACCCTGATGAAATACCGGCGGAAGTTGCGGATGTCATACAGTGCGCGGACGATCTCTGGGCATCGTCCGTGGCAAAATTCCAGCGTGCCGCGGCGCTTGCTGATGAGGAAGATTTTCGAGTTAGAGGAGCATTTGTATTTGCAGGAGGCAGTGCTACTGGCCGCGCTTCATCATTTGGGCTTCAGGTCCACAACTTCCCAAGAAAGTGCGCCGCCGACCCTGCATTAGTGCGGCAGGCTATGGTGCGCGGGCACCAGATCGTGCCTGAGCATGGCCGCCGCGTGACGGACGTGCTGAAAGGTATGCTACGCCCTGCGCTGATGGCCGACAAAGGCAAGCGGCTGGTCGTTGCCGATTGGGCTGCCATTGAAGCGCGGGTGACGCCGTGGGCGTCCAACAGCATCTTTGGTGTGAACAAGCTGGACATCTTTGCCAAGGGTGAGGATGTCTACAAGCACAACGCTATGGCGACCTTTCATGTCAGCTATGATGAGGTCGATAAAGACCAGCGCCAGATCGGGAAGGTTCAAGAGTTGGCGTGCGGCTTTGCAGGCGGCGTCGGTGCGTTCGCCAGCATGGGCCGCATCTACGGCTTGCTGATGTCGGAGAGCGATGCGAAGCGCATGGTGGACGCATGGCGCAGGGCTAACAAGTGGGCCGTGCCTTACTGGTCTGGCCTTGAGGACACCTATATGCGCGCCATGCGGAACAAGGGCCGTGAGTTTACCATTGGCCGCGTCACATATTTATTTGATGGATTGCATCTTTGGTATGCGCTTCCGTCTGGACGTGTGTTATGTTATCCTTTCGCCCGTTTCGACGAGGAAGGCAATCTGACCTATGCCAAGGCTTCATGGAAGCCAGCCGCAGACGCTAAGGAATGGCCTAGGGCGCGGCTGTGGCGCGGTCTGGCGTGTGAGAATATCACGCAGGCTGTCGCTAACGACTTGCTGCGCCACGCCTTGCGTCGATTGGATAACGTAGTGCTGCACATCCACGATGAAATTGTCTTGGAAGTGCCAGAGGATGAAGCCGAAGCCGCCGCAGCGCGGCTGGTGCAGATTATGTGTGAGCCGCCACCTTGGGCGTCGGGTTTACCCCTGAACGCAGAAGTGGCAATAATGGAACGATACGGCAAATAGAGGAGCAAGCGATGAGTGAGGATCGCACGAAATTCATAGAATATGTCACTGGTCTAGCCACCGAATACGGCGAGACAGCTTTAGTTGTGCGGCAGAAGCCGCAGCATGACAGCGACGGCAACATGATATTCCACGCAGACGGCGCGCCGAAGGCCACCTTCCCTGCGTTCCTGCCAGAAAAGACCCGCATGAAAGAAGGCGAGGCATGGTATGTCAACACAGGTTCGTTCATCGTTGGCCGCTTTGTAGACGGCAAGCCAGCCGCCAAGTCCAGCAACGTCGAGTATGTGTTGTTTATGATGCTGGACGATGTCGGCACTAAGTCAAAGACGCCGCCGCTTGACCCGACATGGATACTGGAAACCAGCGAAGGTTCGTTCCAGTGGGGTTACGCGTTCAGCGAACAGCCCCGCAAGGGCGACTTCTGCGCTGCCATCAAGGCCATCGCGGATGCTGGCTACACCGATCCGGGCGCGACTAACGCCGTCCGCAACTGCCGCATCCCCGGCAGCGTCAACCTGAAGCAAGGGCGCAATAACTTTCCTGCGCGTCTGGTATCGTTCAACCCTGAGCGGGAATACACGCTGGACGAAATCTGCAAGGCGCTGGACGTTACGCCAGAAGAAGGCGACACAGCCGAATATAAAGCTGTGCAGTTGCGCGACAATGGGCTGGACAACGTCCTCACATGGCTTGCGGACAACAACCTAGTCCTTAGCCATCCTAACGCTGACGGCTGGTGCGGCATCGTCTGCCCTAACCATGAGCAACACAGCGACGGCATGGTCGAGGCGCGCTACAAGCCGCTGGATCGTTCGTTCTGCTGCTATCATGGGCATTGCCAAGACTTAGACAGCCGCACGTTCCTTGATTGGGTAGCCAATGAAGGTGGCCCGAAGGTAACGCCGGGCTTGCGTGACGAATTAATCGCGGAGCGCATGGCGTCGATGATGGACAAGATAGCGCCGACCGAAGCCTTCCCTGACGAAGCCGCAGCGCGTGTGCGTGAGGTCGAGAAAAAAGAAGCCGGACGGCTGGAACAAAACGAATGGTTTGAGCGTTTCGCGTATATCCAGTCCGATGACTGCTATTTTGACATGGTGACGCGTCAAGAGATAGCCCGCAACGTCTTCAACGCCCTGTTCCGTCACGTTGACTGCCGTTCCATCCACAAGAAAACCCGCAGCGTGCAAGCGTCCATCTATTTTGATGAGCGCCGTCAGGATCGCGGCGCGCCTGCGCTGTCCGCTGTGACGTTCGCCGCTGGCGATGACGTTCTGGTGACGCGCGACGGGTTGGTCTACGGCAACCGCTGGACGGACTCCCGCCCTGACGTGTCAGGCAGCGATAAGATTGCAGACCATGATGTCGAGCCTTGGCTAGAGCATTGCCGCAATCTGGTGGCTGATGATGTCGAGTTAGACCACATCCTCAACGCTATGGCGTTCAAGATACAGCATCCTAACATCAAAATTAACCATGCTATCCTGATTGGCGGCGATGAAGGCGCTGGCAAGGACAGTATGTTTCAGCCATTCCTGTGGGCGCTTGGCGGCAAGCATTGGCGCAATCGGTCAGTCATTGAGGCCGGCGGATTAGACAGCCAGTGGGGCTACGCGCTGGAAGCTGAAGTCGTCATCCTGAACGAGTTGAAGGAACCAGAGGCACGCGAACGCCGCGCTATGGCTAATAAGCTAAAGCCGCTCATCGCTGCACCACCTGAAACGCTGTCGGTCAATCGTAAGGGGATGCACCCCTATGAGTTGGTCAACCGCCTGATGGTCGTTGCCTATACGAACGATCCGCTGCCTATCACACTGCCGACACAAGACCGCCGCTGGTTCTGCGTGTGGACGCGCGCGCCGCGTATGACGCCGACCGCAGCTAATGCGCTGTGGGGCTGGTATCAGAATGGCGGCTATGAGAAGTGCGCCGCTTGGCTGCATCAGCGCGACGTGTCGGCGTTCAACCCTGCCGCTGCGCCGCCAGTGACCGAATGGAAGCTGAACATGGTCGAACATGGCATGAGCGTCGCGGAAAGCTACCTTGTGGACATGATGCGGCTTCGGTCGGGCGTATTCTCCGATGGCGTCATCGGTGGGCCGTTCCATCGTATCTGTGACGCGCTGGCAGTCAACGTCCCTGCTGGTGTAAAGATACCACAGGCGGCGCTGCTACACGCGCTAAAGGAAGCTGGCTGGGTTGACGTTGGCCGCATCAACTCGAAAGAATATCAGAACAAGAAGCATATTTTTGCCGCGCCAGAGGCGCTTCAGAAGCACAGCAAGGCAGAATTGCGCCGCATGGCGGAAGAATTGCCCAAGCCCAGCACGATGTCAAACTTAGGCAAGAATTGACAACCATTTGGTTGCAATGATATATGGATAGGGTCGGTGATGCTCCGCTGACCTTTTTAAGCCCCCTGCGTCCTCACTCCGCAGGGGGCTTTTTATTGTCTGCTTTCGCCGCCCTTTTTAATTTATGGTAGCGGCCTTCTACGGACGCAATCGTCAGCCCCATTTGCTCCGCCATGTAGGCTGGCCGTAAGCCGTGTTCATAATAGCTCATCAACTCTGCGTCCATTTCAGGCGTCCAGATGCGGCTAGTCCGTTTTACTATTGGCATTTTATTCGTCCTTCAGCGCCTTTTCGGCGTCTTCGATCAATTCGATGGGCGGGTAGCGCAAGTAAGACACATGGTCCTTGCCTATCACGCCCAGAAATTCCAGATATTCCATCAGGCGGTAGGCTAAGGTTTCGCCTGCGCGTTCGATGTATCGTTCGGGCAGTGCCAATTCGTCGTCCTCATCATCATAGTCGGTCATGCTGCTAGTCTCCTTTCGCATGGGTTGCATATTTCGCCTGTCGTGCGCCTGAACAGGCGGCAGCGGGGGCATTTGTCGCCATTGGCGGGGAACCACATCGCAGCAACGCGCGGCAGTTCAGGGTCGGGGCGCTCGGCTTCATGCGCTGCTGGCGGAAACTTGTCGCCCATGACGATGCACACGCCTTCAATGCCGCTGGTCTTGCACATTGCAGCCATGTCGGAATTGCGGGCGAACAGCCCTGCCGTTGTCGGGTCGTCGGTATACAGCATGATGCTGCTATCCTCTTGCTCCGTCACACGCCCTAGGCGGCGTTGTTCTTCGCCAGCCAACAGCGCAGCGCGTCTGGCTAGGCGCATGACTGCACCCCATTCGCTTATATGGGTCATTTGCTCTGCCACTCTGTGTCGTGCAGCACTTCCACACGCCATTTCAAATCGGCATAGCCGCGCTTCCCGCCGTTGCCGTCTGCGAAGGGTTTAGCTGCTTCAATCCGTCGGCCTTCGCTTTCGGCTTCATGCTGCGTATTAAATCCGTCAAACAGCGTAAACTTGCGCGCGTCGTGTCCGCCGCGATATTCGCAGACAAGGGCATACGGCATACCTAACTTAGCAAGCGTTTCATGTGTCACTTGGCGTTCTGTGGCTTTCATTTGCTCACATCCATCTAGTTATGAAGGTTACGCCGCCCACAGTGCGGCACTTAAAGCACTTGCCATTACGGATGCCGTATTGGCTCACGTTGCGGCTGGTGCGCTTGGCATCACCCTTCTTGGTGGCTGGCATGGTGGCGCTCTCGCCGACTTCCAGCGTCCCTATGGGGTATGTCATTGGTCTAGGCATTTGCTTTGCTCCTTTTCACGTTCTGCGCGGCGTTCCGCGAATGTCTTGCCATCGAGGCCGCGCAGCGGCCATGCGCTGTCGGATGAAACGCGATGCTTGCGCCCCATAGGGGCTGCTTGCTGTGGTTTAATCATCGGTTTCTTCCCCTGCGTCATCCTGTTCGCAGTAATAGTTGTGCGTCTTGTCGCCTATGGTGACGTTTTGGACCGATAAGCCAGTAATGCTTAACGTTTCTTTCATGGCTTCGAGCGCCGCCAGTTTCACGCGCTCACCTGTCGGTGCGTCCACAATATAGCGGATGAGGGCACCAACTTCGGTGACGGATTGCTGGTCATGTCCTATTTTAAGTCCTGTTTGCATTTTCTTGTCCTTTATAGTTCGATTGTAGTTGTCGGCTTGGGCTTGCGGTCGTTCATCCTATCCAGCCAATAGGCTTGTTCAGGGCCGAACGTCCGCGCCGCATGGTATTTGAACAGCGCCAAGGCTAGGTCGTCATATCCTTTGCGCTTGTGCGTGACGATTAAAGGCGATGGTAGCATGGCCTCTAGGTCAGTGCGCCGTGTGCGGGCGCTTTTGCTCTTGATGGCTTGCTCTAGGTCGTGCAGCGTCAGGCGTAGGTTGTGTTCGCGGTTGATGTGTTGCAGCACTGCGCTTCTGTCGCTGATATAACCGCACAGGTGCTTTATCTGCTTGCGGACGGCGTATTCCATTAGCGTTTGGCCTTTTTGATGTATCGGCCAGTCTTAGGGTCGCGCAGGGTCGCGTGACGTTTCCAGAATAGCAATTCAGCACTGTCGCGCGTCCATAAGACGCGCCATTTGTCGCCATGCTTGACGGCTTCCCATAACAGAAAGGCGGTGAACAGTTGCGCGGCTAACATTAGCACGATGATGATTTGATAAGGGTTCATTTTAATCCTCCAGTAATAAGGTCAACAGGAATAGGGCGGCTCCGGCTAGGACCGCTATCATTCGGCCATATCGTCCCGTAGGGCGTTATTCTCGGCCACTAGGCGGTCGTATAGTATCTGCAATTCCTCTAGTTGCTCTTGGGCGTCCGATAGTTCGCCAAGGCGGTCAGCCAACACAATGGCTAGTTCGTCCATGCTGTCGCGGCCTTCATTGATTAGGCCGTCATCGTCCAACATCCGAAAATAGTTGCGGTCGTATTTCATGTTATGCTTCCCTCACTGTTTTAATGATTGCGTAGATTGATAGGGCACCAACGCCCATGAAAAATATGGTTGAGGCTATGTGCGCGATCATGCGGCGTCTGCCAGCAAGCGATCAGCGCCCACAATCGGCGCCATAGAGAACGACCCCCACGGCTTGACCTGCTCGACATCGTCCCAAACTTTAATTTTAAGGCGGTCGCCGGCGGCGGTCACGATTGTTTTGTCGGTGCGCTTTGCAACTGTGACGCACACAATGGTGTCATAATCCGCAACGCTGCGGGTATAGTATGTTTTGCCTGTTTCGAATTTAGTCATTAGTTTTGCTCCTGCTGGCGGCGATCTAAACGGATAAGGAAAGCGGTCAGTTCATCGACTAGACGGTCGGTTGTCACCTCATCTAGTTTGCAACTGAATGCATGGTTTACGTTTGCGCGTTTCAGCATATCAAAGAACGCGTCTGTCGCTATATCTGCCAGCCGTTCAAAGTTAGGCTCTGCTATTTGCTTTTCTGATAACATAGTGTCTCACTCCTATTGATTGTGGTTATGCGTCGCGCTTAGCCATGTTGACTATGCGCGCTATTTCTTGGCGGCCTGTCATGAACAGCCATGTGATGCCGTCATCGACCGTAGCAAAGTCTAACAGACGATTGCTTTCGTCGGGACCGTTGACGATTAGGCGGCCTTGCGTATTGGTCCAGATATGCCAGCCCTTGACGTCAAGGCAGATTTTAGAGCCGCTGGAATTGATTTTGTAATAGTTCATGGTGTCTCACTCCTATGTTATGCGAAACGGGCTTTAACTTGTCCGGCGTCAAGATAGTCATGGCGGCGCAAAAATGACGCCTTTGCCTCTTTACAAGTTTTTGACCACGTTGTTGTGCACTCATATTGCCAGCACTTGTGAGTGCGGTTGAGCAAATAAATATCAATCTTGCGGTTGTCGGTGTTCATGGTGTCTCACTCCATTGCGTTGTTACTACCCTCTTATGTGCCCTCATTCGTATGCTGTCAACAACAAATTGTGTTGCAGATGAAAAAAGTTTCTATGCGATAATAAATCTGTGGATAACTTTAGGGCGATTGCGTGGCTATAAAGTTGTCATTTGTGGCGTTGTTTTTCATCGACAAATGACTGCCCAAAAAACGGGAGAAGCCCGCGCGTTTGACGGGTGAGGACAGTCAAGTTGTTATCAATATGATATTTGTTTATGGATAAAAAATAGAGGTATTATAATACCTGTAAAATATCGTGGGCGGTTGAAAACCGATGACAACTTGACAACTTGACGTTCCCTAGTTGGCTAATACAGTTTGAGGGCTTTCCCAAACTGGCGCGATTGACGCCAACGTAAAGCCCACGCAATCCGACTTGGATTGTCATGACAACTTGACAACCGGCCAGTGCAATATGTTGCACCGCAGCATAGCCAGCCAGCAATATGTTTTTTCGCTACGTTGACGTTGACGTAAAGGGAAAGGCCAACCGAAAATCCAGCACATAGAACAAAGCCAGAACGCAGGGAGCAGGGGGGTGGGGGTGGGAGGGCCGAGCGCCGCGTGACTGTCACGGGCACGGGTCGCAAACAATTTTTTTTATTTTCAGATGTTGGCCCGCAGCAAACAATTTTTATTTTTTTTTGCAATATGGTTTGCAACACACTATAGTACGCCCAATGACTTTCTACTCACTGCCATTCACACCAGAGCGGACGCAGGCCACCGAGTCGCGGCTGGAGGCAATCTATGAAGCGGCCAAGTACGGCCTGAAGGGTGACAGTCTGGCGATGGCCGCTGGATTGACCCCGCGGCAGTTCCGCGTGTTGGCCGACGCTGACCCGCTGGTCGAGATGGCTGAGATTAAAGGTCGCAGCGACGGCGAGTACACAGCGGCTAAGACCATGTACGAAGCGGCGCGCGATGGCGACAGTAAGGCTGCGCTGGAGATACTCAAGCATCAGCACGGCTGGGTAGCCAAGCAGCAGATCGACGTGAACATCGACCAACAGATAAGCATTACAGGCGCGCTGGAAAAAGCACAGTCGCGCGTCATCGAGGGGCTGTACACTGAACTGCCCCAGCTAGAGGATAACACACATGCAGCAGCCGATATATTCAGCGCAAGACGAGATGGAGTTGATGGCGCGGTTGTGGTCGCCCAGCCTGAAGGATGACCCCCTAGCATTTGTGCTGTATACATTCCCGTGGGGCCAAGCAGGCACACCGCTGGAACATTTCCCCGGACCGCGCAAATGGCAGCGCCAGATACTCTCAGACCTGCGCGACCACATCAAGGCGAACAACGGCAAGGTTGACTTCGACACGGCGCGGCTGGCGATTGCGTCAGGACGCGGTATCGGCAAGTCGGCGCTGGTGTCATGGCTTACGATATGGATGCTGTCATCAAGGATTGGCTCGACCACCATCGTGTCGGCAAACTCTGAAGCGCAGTTGCGGTCGGTAACATGGGCAGAAATTACTAAGTGGCTGGCGATGTCGTTGAACAGTCACTGGTTCGAGATAGCCGCCACACGCATCATGCCAGCCAAGTGGCTGACAGAACTGGTCGAACGTGACCTGAAGAAAGGCACGCGCTATTGGTCAGTCGAGGGCCGGCTGTGGTCGGAAGAAAACCCTGACGCATACGCAGGGGTTCACAACTTCGACGGTGTAATGCTGATCTTCGACGAAGCCAGCGGTATTCCAGACTCGATCTGGTCCGTATCGGATGGTTTCTTCACAGAGAATACGCCGCACCGCTTCCATCTGGCCTTCTCCAACCCGCGGCGGAACACCGGCTATTTCTACGAGACGTTCCACAGCAAGCGGGCGTTCTGGACAACACGCACAATCGACGCCCGCGATGTCGAGGGTACAGACAAAAACCTGTACCAGCGCATCATCGACGAATACGGGCCAGACAGCTACCAAGCCAGCGTCGAAGTCTACGGTAACTTCCCGTCTGAAGGCGACGATCAGTTCATCGGCAGCAATCTGGTCGATGATGCCATGAAGCGCCCACCCATCAAGGACGACAGCGCGCCCATCGTCATCGGTGTAGACCCTGCACGCTTCGGGGCGGACGCCACCGTCATCGCCATACGGCAGGGCCGTGACATCCTAGAGTTACGCAGGCACCGCGGTGCTGACACAATGGAAGTGGCAGGCTACGTCATCGACGCCATAGAACAGTTCAAGCCGGCGCTGGTCTGCATCGACGAAGGCGGGCTAGGCGCAGGCGTCGTAGACCGGCTGAAGGAACAACGGTACAAGATACGCGGCGTAAATTTTGGCAATAAAGCCAAGAACCAGATCATGTGGGGCAACAAGCGCGCAGAGATGTGGGGCGCCATGCGTGACTGGCTGAAGACGGCGCACATCCCGTCAGATCGGTTCCTGAAGACAGACCTCATCAGCCCGCGCACCAAGCCGGATAGTAAAGGAACGCTGTTCCTCGAAAGCAAGAAGGACATGAAGTCACGCGGGCTGGCGTCGCCTGACGCAGCAGACGCCATAGCGGTGACATTTGCCTTTCCTGTGGCATCTAAAGACCCACGACAAGGACGCGTTGACAGACGCTCCTCAAGCGGGTATTCTCCCGCTGGATATTCTACATCTTGGATGGGCAGCTAGT